AGGAATTTGCGGAGTATGTTCACAAAGTGAAATACTCCACCCACATGAGCTCCGTCGTTATAAACGTCTTTTGCTCCGTGGAATCCTATCTTGAATAAATTATTTCCGTCTACTAATAATGTTCTAATCACCTGTGTGATTTAAAGTGTGATACAATATACTAATCTTCCTTTTCTTCTTTCAAATCAAAATCTAATGATGTTACACCAAGAATATCTTTCCAATAGTCAGCATATTCTTTTTTGTAAGATTCAATAGATACCTTTTCTTCAGCCGCTTCTTTTCCCGCCAAGAAACCGTGTGGTGTTACAATTATCTTTCCGTCTTCATAACCCAATCCATTGATGTGGTTTTTCATAACAGAAACTTTTGTTCTAATCGCAAACTTTACACTTCTCTTGTCTTTTGTTGCGGTAATCTTGTTTGTTCCCGCACCTTTTTGGTTACCAAACAAAAATACCAATGATGAGTTTAACCAAATGGCTTCACCACCTTTAGCCTTAATTTTTGGTTGACCGAATGGATTGTCAGGTAATTCAACCCAAGGTTGGTTAACAATAACCAATGTATTTTCGTATTTAGAATCTGCTTTACGAGAACCTGAAATACGCTGATTGATACCCATACCAATTTTGTCAGCAAGTGTAGATGCGTTGTGTTGCTTCCCACCTTTACCTTCAAAGGTCATTTTACAAGGAACTGAACCAACAGAATCCCATAAGAACAACAAACTATAATCTAACTCACCTTTTTCTTGAGCATCTAACAAACTGTTGATATAGTCCGTGATTTGCTCAATGTAATCAAAGTCATTATTAAAGATGTAGAAACCATCCCAATCAACTTCACCTGTAGATTCATCAACAACTTCTTCACAATCAAAACCCATAAGTTTTGCATGTTCAAAAGACCATTTTTGTTCTGTAATAATGAATACAGGTAAAATACCTTTCTTCTGAGCATCAACGGCAGTTTTAACCAACGCTGTAGTTTTTCCTGTATCTGAGTGACCCAAGAACATATTCAAATGTCCGATAGCGGGACCAGGTAATCCAACCGCATCTAAGAAATCTTGTCCTAAATCAAAAAATCTTTGGGGTTTGTATTTTGCAGAAGTTGAGAATTTCTTCTTAACTGAACTGAAATCGTTTTTCTTTATTGCCATAATGATATAAATTAATCATGTATGGTACCATACAAGATACCATACATGATGTGTTTTGTTTTATTAGAAAGGTAAATCTGTGTCAACCTCGTCATTTGATTGAGGGTCAACGATAGGTGCTTTTGTTTCAACTTTTTTAGCCCCACCCATAGATGTTGTAGATTCGGTATCATTACCGTATACATAACCACCTTTATCACTATCCCATTTTGGAGTTTCTCCACGAGCAATTGCCTCAAGATAGTCAACAGGTTTTTTAGAATATACATCCAACCAAGTCAACTCGTCATTAATCCAAGAATCACCTTGAACTTTTTCTTCGTGTATTGGTGTTGGGTCGTCATACATAACTGTAGACACACTTGTGTATTCTTTACCTGCAGGTGTTTTAGATTTTGTCAATTCAATGATAAGGTCTCGTCCTTTTTCAGGGTCAGTGATATCACCTTTGTTTCTCCAAATTGGGATGATTTTATCCAAGATACCATCGTTCTTGTAATTGTGTTTAAATCTCCAAAATTTTGGACCGTCTTCTTCTCTGTCTCTATCAATAACCTTTACAATATAGAATTTACGAGACTTATATTGTTTCGCTAATTCTTTATCAGATTCTTTACCTGTTGACATCAATTCTTCATAAACCTCATTTAAAGGAGAACGCTCATTGTCATTCTTTCCTGGGTCATAAAATTTTTGCCATTGTCCACCTACTTGGATTTCGTGATACCAAGCCTCTTTAAATGGTGAAGAACCATCTGGTGTAGGTAGGATACGTACTCTACGTTGTCCTGATTTCTCTTTGTCTCCTAAGATTAAAGCGAAATACTTTTTCATTCTTTCGTCTTGCGACATTTTGCTTTGGGCCCCGCCCCCTTGTTGTGCTTTTTCGTACTGTGCCAATACGGCGTCTAATGAACTCATCATGTTTTTTAAATTTTAAATTATTAAGTTATGTTACAAAGGTAATCTAGTTTTTTGATTTTGTCAAATAAAAAAAGCCACCTCAAGGGTGGCTTTTGTAAATAAACTTTTTGTTATTATTAGTATTTCAAATCATCCTTAAATCCGTTTCCTTGGAAAGAACTTTTGATGTCACTTACGTTAATGTCAGTTACATCATCGGGAGTTAAAACATAATCATTTTTTCCCGTTTTTTCCATATCTTCTTTCTTGTCGTCAAAAAATTGTGATAATTTCTGATTAAATGGATATGAATCGTAACTTCTTAATTCTAATTTTTCTTGTGGAGTTTTTTCTCTGTATTTCTCAATTTTGTTTTCCAATGCATTGAGTTTATTCATAATTGCATCCATCTCACCTAATCTTGATTCCAACTTATTTAATTGACCAAACAAATTTTCAAAATAATCATCTTGTTTTGATTGAATATCTTTTTGAGCGGTTACTAATTCGGTAATATCTAATTCTTCTGAACCAGAACCTTTGTCTTTATTCTCTTCAGATTTACCATTGTCGTCAATTTTTTCAACATCGGGGTCGTTATCAACATCAATTGGTTCTGAACCACTTGGTGGTGGAGGAGGAGTTGCAGTTGTTTCTGCCGGTGGAGGTGGAGGAGTTGCTCCGGCTTCAGGCTCTAATGCTCCTAAAGCAAGAGCGTCAGCATCTTGTTCAAAGATGTAATTATTGATACTTCTGTATCTATTTATTTCGCTCAATATTTTTTTATCTAAAGCCATTTTATTATCCGTTTAATAATTGTTTTATTCCGTTAGAGGTTTCAACCCTAACTCTTCTGTTGGCAGTTGTTTGATGACCCGCTCTCTCAATAAGACCATCTCTTTCTCTTACAGTATAACAATCGCCAGTGTCTAAATCACAAACTTGTTTAGTTCCGTCACCGTTATCTTCTTGTGAAAATCTAGTTGATTTGCCAAGATAGTTATCTAATGCTGTTTTAATATCCATAATAATGTTTCTATATAAATATACGATTAGTTTATAAAGTGAATGGTGGTGATGTTACACTACCATTTATTGGTTTACCAAAGTTTGATGAAGTTGTATCAGTAACCACATAATCTTCTGAAGTATATCTAACCTCAAGTTGGAATGCTCCTACACTATTCAATTCAATAACATTTGTGTATTTCGTATCTGTATTATTGGTTATTTTAATATTTTGTTTATCCACGCTAGGTATTGAATATACCTCAGCGCCTCCCTTAGAAATTAGTCCTTTACAAGTAAATTGATATGTAATGTATCCTCCAGTTGGTTTTTTAATATTGTAGTAATCATCACCATTAAAATTTGGTAGATTTTCCCCATATGTTTCGGAAACTTTAAATAATGCTCCTGGTTGTGTTTGTGTTGTTGAGGATATTGGTCTAAATGCAAAATTAAACGATTGCGATACATTTTGAGGATTTTTAACTTTATCCGTAGGAACTGCGGTAACTGTAAATTTAATATTAGCAATTTGACCCTCTTTAATAGGAGCTGTTTGGAATTGAGGTATTGGGTTATTAACTAACATACCCTCAACATTATTATAAGTCATGGTGAATACATTACCCGAAACATAATTAGAAACTGTTGTTGTTACCGTTCTATTTAATGTTTGCGTTGTAGTATTGTTAACAACAGAATTATCGTAAACAGAAATAATCATTGTAACATTTTGCTCTAATGTCCATGTATTTAATGCCGCTGCTTGTGGATTAACAGAAACCGTTAATTGTTGTGTAACCCCACCTGTCGATGTTTGTGTTTGACCGTCTAAAGTAACGGGTCCTGTTTGTTGTGGTTGTGTGTTTGAGTTATTTGGATTACTTGGAACAGGTGTAACTTGAGCTGGGTTATATGTGAAGTTAACCACACTTGCACTATCTCCATGAGTACCTAATACAATTATAGAATTGTTTTGAGCCACCGTTGTATTACTATACGGAACAATAACACTGATATTAAATGAGTTGTTTATTGTAATACCTGTAGTTGTTGTTACACCATTTATTGTTGCACCAATAACTTGGTCTAAATCTTTACCAATTATTGATACTATTGTACCACTAATACCCGATAACGGTGAGAACGAAGTTATTGTAGGCGGCACACAAATCACAGGTATTATAGTTGTATTTAAATTGTTTGGTGTTGTCGTAATCCCTGCATATGTGTTTTCAATTTTTTCTTTTTGTTTCTTATCTTCTTTTCTTGCTTGAGTTATTGAATCAACATTCAGACCAACACTACCCGCAGATTTAAAACCTTCAGCAACTTTTGTTTGAAGAGTATTAAATTCACTAAGGTGACTATCATAATAACTTTCTGATGTGGTTTCATAAGTTCCATCCCAATAACAAGCATAGTATTTATCTATTGCAATACCAGTACCTGATTGTCCACCAAAAACTCTTTCAACATTATTCGATAATCTTGATATCATAAAATCTAAGAATGTATCAACATTTTCAAAGTTTGCAATTGGTAATGATAATTGCTTGTTTGCCGGTGTGTTTATATTCACACAAGAATAAGTTTTAGAAATAAAATAACTATTTCCCTGACCATAATCATTTGTTAATGGTAAATTAACAAAATTATTATTATATCCGTAAAATTGCTTTCCTTGAAATGTTTGAATATAACAAATGATGTAGATTAAAACTTGTAAGTTGTCGTTTGTGGTTTTGCTCTTTATTTTGTTCGCAAATTCCCCTGAACTTAATGGAGATGGTGTTGATTTTTTAGCATCACCCCAATACACGAAAGCTGAGTTAAGTTTTTCACTGCAGGAGTTTTCCGCCGCAGGTGTACTATCACCTGTTTGACTAACAAGTTTTGCACTACCAGCATCCGTAACTGGTTTGATATCTACCTCAGTTTTCTTACTCTTAATAATCGCCTCAATCTTACTTAATAGATTTTTATTTATACTTTGTAAATAATTTTCAATTGCAGGCAAATCATATATTCCTTGTCTTGTACCTGTAAATGTTGTTTTGAAAGAACCTTGCGAAATCGCGTGATTTACTTGAGTTATCAAATACGGTCCATTAAACATTGGAACATGTCGTAAGTTAAAATACATTGTTGGTTGCAACAAAGCATTACCTAAACATTCTACTTGACATTGATAACTTCTTTGTTTGTATAAGTTATATAAACTGATGTTTTGAGTCGCAACATTTCTACCATTTGCTTGGTCAACCATGTTCAATTGAGTTTGAAGTGATTCAGATGTTGCTTTACCACTATCCATGGAAACATTCAAAGAATAGAATATATTTTGGTTTCTAATTCCAACATCGACATTAAATCCGACACATTTATTAGATATCGCCCAATCTTTTTTATTTACTTGGTTCTCTATCAAAGGATTATCCGACGCTCTTCTCAATTCAAATGCATCATCCCTAAATCTTGAATTACCTTTTGGCAAATCCAAGTGGCTTGATGGTTGTCCTGCATAGAAACAAATCATTTTTGGACCAGAGTTTCTATAATCCACATTCAAAAATGTACCCCACATATTATCAGCAAAATCTAAATTTCCTTCAGGTTGAGGGATTGTTGTCCCATCAACATCTTGTATATTATAGAAATTGACATATGCCGGTAATGGCATTACATTGAATTTATTTTCAATTAACAACCCACTCATAAATGTGAATACACTCATCTCCATGTTTAAACTGTTTTCACTAAACATGTCTTTTAAGTCAAAAATATCTACAATGATAGTATCCCCAATATTTCTTGAAGCTCTATCTAAAAACATAACATCTTCAAATAATGTTTTTGATACATAATCTGAACCGGCAATCCACTTATCATTTAAAGCTTTAAACACTTCATAATTTTCTACTTTACTTTGTTGTCCATCAATCACACTCTGAATTACTCTTTCAGGTAATTCTTGTTGGTTTGGTAATGCAACTCTGACATTATTTAATACTTGGTTCAGAATGTTATTTTGGAACACATCGGTCGTTCCCAAATATGTTTGCAATCTATTCTTGAACACATCATTTGATAAATTTGGTGTATACAATTTTTGAGTGGCATACATTTTAATTATTGGAGATAATAAAACAACATTATTTTCTGTGAACTCAATATTATTATCAATGAAGAAATCGGTGATATAGGAACCATTATCATCGTAAACCAAATTCGGTATTGTTGAAAACCCTACTTGGGTTTCCAAAGCTAACCAAGCGGCGGCGTTTTGAGCTTTAGATGTTCCTAAACTAATTGAACCTGAACTAGATGGTAAACTATTTTTAACATACGGATTGAAAACAATCGGGTCCGTTATTGGGTAAGGATTGTTTCCTTGCGCCAAATAAGATGCGAATGTTCTTCTTCTGTATCCAGATGGGTTACCATATTTAAGAATAACATCATATTCCATGAAAGCCTTAATAGTACTGGAAAATAATACAAGTTGTTTTTCACCAATAGTATTAAAGTATTGACCCGTAGTTAGTGTACTATTTTGCGGTTCAATTTCCATCATATTTGTAAATAAATTTTGGAAATTCTTAAATAGAGCATTTGGGTCAACAGGTGATTGACCAATCTGAAGATTTGGTTGAACACCCAAATCAATATCAGCAACAGATTTAGAAAAGTTTAAAAACTCTTGTTCAAACTTATCTAATACACTTTTATCAAATACCGAAAATATTTCTTCAATCTTTGAATAATCACCATCTATTAATAAGTTGAACGGTGATTGTTTTGTTGTGCCCGTTTGTATTTTATTAACATAAGCATCGGGTTGTGGTTTAGCAATTTGTGAATTATTGAAATAACCAAAATTTGGTGATGACCAAAGTAATCTTACAGAACCATTATAGATTGATGGATTATCAATAAAAGGACATTTTGGCTCATTTGCAACCAAACACTCAGAATTAACTTGGTTAATTGATGAACCAAACGATGGTACCACATAATATTTTAAACTATTAGTATTGTTAGAGGGGTTACAAATCGCACCGTCCGTTATTGGTGGTCCAATAACACTTGGTAAAATCACAGACCATGTTTGTATTTTTGAGTAACTTATTGGTGTTGTAATCGGAAACGCAATTGTTTGTGCATTTATATTTGAATCTGTAAAGTTGAATACTTTAACACCATTATCAATACTTGTTTGAATTTCGGCATCAGTATAATTTACATATAAATCATATCCATTATAAAAAACATTGAAATCGTTAATCACTTTTGGGTAGAACCCTGTTTGAAGTGAAGTTATATTGTTGGATACATTTTGTAGTGTAATTTTATTTTCACCGTCAAACTTGAATGTGTATGTTTTTGTATCTGAACTTGTAATTGGGTCAAAATTTGTTTTGAATGCAAAATCTTTCCAACAGGTGTCTAATATGTCAACATTACTTGTTTTATAGGTTTTATATCTATACCATATTGAACCCATTTTTAAAACCCAAGCATACGGCATTTTATGGATAGCACCATACTTTTTAAAGCATGACGCAATGTAATCTAAGTCACTTGACGCCCCTAAAGTTTTATATTTTTCTTTTAACGATGCTAAAGGTAAAGAATTAATAAAAAGGTAAGCAGCTTGAGTATAGGGATATGGGTCTTTTTTTCTCCATTGGTAAACACCATTTTGAATCGCGTTTACAAAATATGGCGTGTTTAACATTGATGTTGTTGTTTCAACACTAATATTTTTACTTGGTGATAAATAATTTACATATCCTTCAGTTGGTACAAAGAAATCAGGGTCTTTTCTAGTATCATAAAACACAGATAAATTAGTTACCGCAACTTGATTTGCCGGGTTTGAAACTTTTAGATATGAAAAATTTGTAACAGGTCTATTTGTTGAGTAGTCGTAAACACTGTTGAAATTAGAAATAACATCCCTATCTTCAAAAACAGTCAAAACTTTGTTCGTGTTATAAACCGCATTTTTTGCATTATCAACACTATTTGCCATGTGTGTTGACACCCATGTTGGGTCTGTAAATGGATATGTATCAATAACCAATGGTTCATTATTTGCGCCTTTAACCAACTGTAATAAACCTTCAGTTTTTGTATTAGTTTGAGGCTCTTTACCTAAATCAGTCAAACTTAATATGTTAAATGAGTTTTCCGTTAAGTTTTTAATATACGGTGTTACAAAGAAATCTCTTATATAATCTTGATACGCTCTACCTGTTCCTTGGTTTGAAATTGTTTTTAGAAACGTAGGATAGTTTTGTGCTGTTATATTATAATTTTTTAATTTAAGGGTAAGGTATGGTGAACTAACACCTAAACCAGTAACAATGTTATTTGTTTCGGCACTTACTATTAACTTGGTAAGTTGTTCTAACTGATTATTATTTGCTCGGACGAATCCAGAATAATTTGAACTCAAGAATTGTCTCTCCCAAATCTCATAGAAAAATTTAATTTCCTCTTTATTAACATATGCAATACCTTCGGAAGGGTATTCTATCGCATTAACATTTATAATGTTTGTAGTGTTTTGACTATCAATAGGTGGTTGAACAACTGGTTGGGCAAATTTTTGAGCTAATCCCTTCATATACTCTTCAACAAATTCCACTTCAGGCCATTTTTCAAATGAAAACCCTTTTGTTAAATTCACTACAGATGGGTCGGCAATATATTTTAATTGAAACCTTCCTTTTTTGTCTTCAGGTGTTTCAACAAAAAATTGAGGCCATGGGTATACAGGTATTTGACCATTAACCAATCCTTGATTTGAGTCCTGAGCAGTCGGGCTAATTTTTGTATCATCCAAAGTATCGGTTCCTTTTGCCGAGGATGGATTATTTAGTATCGCGTTTTTTCTTACTGGGTCATACCTTACGTTCCACGCATTAGTATGTACCTCATCCAATAATCGAATAAATCCTTCTGCAGACGCCATAATAACCGCACAAATGTTTCTGACAGTTGGTTTAAATCCAATACCCGTTGATGAACTTTCAATTTTTCTAGCCAAATCTGTAGTGATAGCGGTTTCGTATTCCGAAAGTTTTCTATTTGCTTCCGTTTCCATTGCTGACAAAAGATTTTGGAAATTAGAAAAAATAAATAATGGTGGTACCACTTTATCTCCTAATGTATTTTCAAATCTTTTATCCGCAGTATCTTTTTCCAAATTTGATTTAATTTGTCCTACCAACAATTCTTGGGTTTTCAAAATATCATTCTCTGTTGGAGCAAAAATTCCATACAAAGAAGTTGTTGTTTTAACCAAATCGATATCTGTTAACGCAACTTGTTTTACAAAAGTATTATAGGTTATACTATTTTTTATGGGTGTTTTACTATTAACCCCTAATGTTTTGTTTTCCGCTAAAGAATTTCTGAACTGAATTGTATAACCACTTAATTGACTAATTGCCTCTTGTTTTATTGTAGGATTGTCTATAATTTCTTTTTTAAAAATATAACACTCTTGACCCGTACCTTGTAATATTATTGGTTTAGGGTTTATATAAGTATTGAACCAAGATTTATTACCTCCGTATATTGTATTAAAATAGTTGGTAAGGTTTTCCTTATATGTTCTAATATTAGTTAAGGGTTCTACAATAACAGGTGGGTATGATTCTTGAATTGTTTGTTCAAAACGAAGTAATTTATTCATCAATTGAGCTAAAGTCAATTCCGGAAAGTCAGGACTTACTAATCCTTTTGCTTTATATTCACTATAAACTTCTGAAATTTTTTGATACCCTTTTTCACTAACAACTTCACTATTAATATTATCTGATGTTATATTTGATTGTTTAGATGTTACATTATCTACCGAATTAAGTTGGGTTTGTGTTGTTGCATTTCCAGCACCTTCAGGTGAAGTAACTGATTTTGAAACACTAAATGTTTTACTATACATATGTGGTGTTGCAAACAAACTACCCATTGATATTTCATTAAGAATGTTGAATTTATACCCAACAAACTCCAATTCAATTCGATAGTTTCCACTGAAACTATTAAAACTGGCATTGAAAGTTTTTAAATTTAATTGATATCTTATAGCTTGTCCGTAATATCCTTTAAGAGTTAAGTAAAATGGGCAATAAGGTAAGTTAAAAAAAGCAGAGTAAGGTGAGTCGTTTCCAAGTTGGAAAAGTGCTCTTCCTTGAATATCTTCCAAAGATATACTTACACTTGGAACAAAAGATGTATTAGTTTTTACATTTATACTTGTCATACCCAATAAACCATTATCTGTGGCCTTTCCTCCCGGGTCAGTCAAAGTAGTTTTAACATATGGTTTTGTACCATCTTTTGGGTCAATAATTTCAAATTGTTGTTGATTATCACCTAAACCATTTACAGCACCTTTACCGGTCAACTCATCATAATATCCTGTAGTTAAATTACTTTTTTCCGTTGGTCTTAAAAAATTCATTTTAGCAACAGAAATAGTTCTGATTCTATCTTCAGGACTTCCTCCCACAGATAGTTTTGTTCTTGGGACCACTTCAGCCTCCAAATTGGCAAACATGACCAAATTTTCATGGTCAACCAATCTTTCTTTTACATTTTTTAAAGCATCAATAGTTTTGTTCGGGTCAACTAAAATAATATTGTTGTAATCGAACTCCACATATATATGCCCACTTTTGTCACCTTGTACACTACCTGCCATAATAATAAAAATAATTAGCTAACTCCGCTTTATAATCCTGTAAAGAAGGTAGGAGAGGAAAAGGAATAATCAATACCGCACCATCATAAATATAATTTTCTAAACCACCAAATTGAGGATTAGCTTGTAAAATCAACCATCCAAAATATGGTGAGTTATAGAACTCTTGAGATATAATATCTAACCTACTTCTACCAACTTTATATACATATGTTTGGTCAGTGGTTTTTTGAGGTATTTGCACAAAAGGAACAACGGTTTGTTCACCATTGATTAAGAATTCACTGTATCTGTTCCAATATTGATATCCCATTAGTTAAGTTTCGCTTTTGATATAAATACATTTGCAGGACTTTCGTCATTCCATGTTTTATTATTTGTGTTTTGGTTACCTGTCGCACCCAATCCTTTTATCAATGATTGTTGAGCATCTGTATTTGCATTCTCTGTTGTATAAGTAAATGTTCTTTTCTTTTTAAGACTAAATGGCGTATATTTTAAGAAATCTTTTAATCTATTTTTTTCCATATCCTCAATAAACGCTTTAGTAATTGTGTTTTCTTCTTCAAAAACAGATTTAACACTTACTTGATTAGGTGAACCTACTAACCAATACTCATCAAACGCATTACTAATAGCATTACCATCACCTTTTGTTAAAGCGGTATTATTAAGTATATTACCAATTAACGCATTTTTAAATGATTCATATTTTTTACTATCGGTAACATCATTAGAAACAATCATATAAACTCTTCTAAAAACATAACCATTAGTATTACTATCAAATAATGAATTAGTACTAAATGGTGTGAATACTTGTTCTGTTGGGAACTTATAATTTGGTTCAAAAACTAATTTACCTGTATACGATTTAGCGTTGTATGTAAAAGTATTTGCACTCCATACAACAGTATTAAATTCAGTGATACCACTTTTTATCTTTTTAATATCATTAATAAGTTCATTCATAGTGTTTGTAACACCTTGTGAACTTGGGTCTACTTCTGTTGTTCCTGATATTATATAAGAAACAACTTTTCCATCTTTTATTTGGTACCCATCAGTACCTGTGTCCGAATACCCAGGTACATTATATGATATAGTATTTACCCTTCCAATATATCCAATATAACTTTGTTGAACGGAAACCATACCATTTGTTATGTTAGTAACAGCACTTTGAAAAGAACTTCTTTTGTTTTTAACAAAATTTGAATAGTTTTCTTGAACTTGGTTAACTAACCGATTTGAAAAATTTTTAGAAGGGTTCGAAATAAATTGAATAAATCCTTCATTTCCGTCTTTGATGTCTTTCTCTAGTTGTCCAAAAATCTCATCAGTTCTTTTTTCTAAATTATAAGATTTACCAAATAAAATGGTGGGACTGTCTTTAGTTAATGTAAAATTACCATTCTGATATGTCCTTTCCATCATCCATTGTTGACGAACGGCATTATTATATTGGTTTAAAGTTTCTCTATTTTTATTAACAACATTTGTAAAATATGATTGTGTTTGTAATACCACCATATCCATAAATGTACTATAATTTATAGAACCAGTTTGACCTGTTTGACTTATAACATTACTTGTAACCGTACCAATTGGTTTATCATTACTTTGACCATTTTGTACTGGAGCTTGATTTATTGTCGGTGGTTGGACATTACTTCCAATTGTTTTAAGGAAATCGGCATCAATAACTTGATAACTTAAATCCGTTGTGTCCGCTCTATCATCGTAAATTTCAGTATTAGCATAATAATTAAAAGTCAACGCGTTTTGTAATTTATCCACAGATTCTTTTAATCCACTACCCCCAACAAAATTAAACGCTAATGTAACATTCGCAATCATTGGTTGAACTCCAATACCTTCAGGATTAATATCCAGATTTTCATAAGTGATACCCAATGATGTTGGGATTATTTTAGTATTATAAAAATCGCCTACTCTTAAAATCAATACTGGTGGTGCACCAAATGATGTATTTGTAGCATTACTATAGTCAGGGGCTGTAGTACCATTAACATTTTTAATTGTCGGAATGGTATCTCCAGGTCTCATACATTGTTGTAAGAAAGTCAATCTTGAGTTTAAACCTTCAGGTGTTATTGAGTGGAACGCTGGTTGGAAAAACTTGAGTTTGTCTTTCAAGTTATCATAAACCATTGGAGTATCTTGTTTTATAGTTTCAAAATAATCACACTCAGATAATAAAGCTCGTAAAACTTTTTTACTTATATTGTTAGTGTCTTTTCTAACAACATTTGCCTCTGTTACAGGTTCGGTTTCAGTTTTTGTTACAACATTACCTGTAACAACAGTAGTTTGTTTTGCCGGTAAAACCGCTGCGGGCGCTTTTAATGTTGATTGTATATTTGAGATATACGCTCTTCTGCAAGCCATTGCGTTTGTAGTATAAATGTCTTTATTTAAAGATTGACTATTACCATCATTATCCCCACAAGACACACTACTACCAGGGACAAATTTTTGAGTTTTTTCGTCGTACCTTAATACTTGTGTAAATTCACCAAATCCTTGACCGACTTTAACAATCAATCTTTGTGGTGTCCCTGTTACGTATTTTGTCATCTTACTATTACCTGTAATGTATATTGCCGCTGAGTTAATTCTCTTAGCGGATAAAATGTTGTTGTATGCCTGTTTTGCCGATGGTGAAGTACTACTATCAATTGTAATTGTTACAGTACCTTCAGGATTATTTTTAAATTGTTTGTCTAACTCATCTATCAATTCATCAATTTTATTTTTGTTTGGTGTAACTACACTATCAAAAAAAGACGAAGTTTGTTGAGCAGTACTAGGTGATTGTTCACTATAGTATGTTTTTTGTCCAATATATGGTGTATAGGTATTTATAAAGTTTTCATTAAATTCCGCTGGTTTATCATTATTAAAATAAAACCCTACTTGTTCAAAACTTTTAAGTGTTGATTCAGGCGCACTACCAGTACCTTTATCACCAGATACTTGTGGTATTGTTTCAATTGTATTAACTGTATATTCAATTTGTTCTCTTGTTAATTCTTTTGAGGACAAAGCTTGTTGTATATCAAACAAGTCATTTGGTGGTATAGTATAATATTTTTTAGCTAACTCATACAAGTCGTATTTTCTACATCCTGCAAAAAACGATTCCAATATAGAATCAATTCTAGTTTTATTTGTTTGGTCAGCCAAAACTTTATTAACAATCACATTCAAAACTGAAGGATGGTCAACAACTATTTTCCACTGTAAGCTACCAGTTCTACTTGTATTTTTATATGTGTAAATTGGTTCAGGTCTTCCAATAAAATCATTACCTTGCCAATTCGCGCTTACGGTCTCACTAAATGTTAATCCATACGGTGGGAACCACATTACTCTACCTCCATTAGGTCCTCTTTCACACACTGGTAAATCACCAACCCTAAAACCTGGTGTATTAGATGTTGTCCAAGCCAAGTTTTCAAGTGAGAACATATATTTTTTTGCCTTAGCATTATTATATGAACCAATCAAGTTAGTTGAATCTTGTCCCCCTTCTTGTTTGTTTGGTGAAATGTTTAGGTTGTAAGCTTTATCTAAAACAGAATACGAAAATCTTCTACCTTCAGTAACAATACCATCTTGTTTTTGTAAATCATTATATTGTAGATATGGAATATCTTTTGCAAATACTCTACAGTATTCAGTCCCAACTTCTTGTCCGATAGAACCTGTATATTTAATAACTCTTGAACCCTTGGTTAATTCTTTATAACCGTCATTGAATACTTTACTCACTTGGTCAATGGCATTACCAACATGTTGTAATCTTTTACCTCCTTGAGGTTGGCTATCTATGATTCTTTGTGTGTCATCAAGAATGGAACCTTGTCTAAAAGTTCTTTCAGTTGATTCTGTTGAATTATAAGATGAAGGTTTAAAATCCTCATCTTGATTCATGATTTCACCACCGATACCAACTTTCTTACCCGCATTACCTTTGTATTTTGGAGATACCCATGTAAATCCACCCTCAATACCGCCACCATTACTATATGTTGGACCGTTAGCACCTAACCTAACATCTTTACTTGGACCTTCGTATAGTTGAGCCAATTCTTGTGGACCATATACAGGTGATTGTTGTTCATTACCAAAAGCGTCAACAGGTAACGCACGGCTTGGTGAAAACACTCTCGTTGGGTCAGAAGTATCTGAACCAATATAGAAATTTGAATTGTTAGTTTGAGTTCCAACAAGCGCACCTCCAAGTCGGTCAACTAGTGTTCTATCGTAATTAGGTTTATATCTATTATAATTTATGTTTTTCCATAAAATAGATTTTTGACCAGCACCAGTATTATTGTAAAATATTTGAGTTCCTGTCTTACCTGCGCCTAATAAATTACTTACAAAATTACCTACAGCTGCTAATGGATTGGCAAGTAAAGATTGTTGTATTGTTGTTGGTGAAGGTGGATTGATATTTGGGTCAAAATATGAACCAGGTATCAAAGAAAAAGGCAATAAACTTCCTCCCA